ATAATACACAAAAATTATAGCTCATTTTCGGCTAAAATTAACTATTTACAAATAGCTCAAAAAGAGCTATAATAGATATATCCCAATAAAACCCAAAGAAAGGAGTCCCGACATGACAGCATTTATAAGCCAAGGTATTCCCAATGTGACATCATTTATAAGCAATTGCATAATTGCAGGTGTCATTTGCATAGGTGTTTCGGCGGTCTATGCGTTGTATTTAATAATCGCAAGGGCGGTTAAGAGAAAAAAAGCGCAAGTGAAAAATCCTCCCGAAATGTAAGAAATTGAAAGGAGTTCTTTAATGACAGTCAGATTCGTTTTTAAACCGCCTAATCGCAAACCCACACAAATATATCATGGTGGAGTCGGTCAAATTCCCGTTTTAAATGGTGATTATGTTAGAATACATCATAGTTACGGCGAAAAAACCGATGAATACCCAAAGTCTTGGATAAAAAAAATGGAGGTAGTTTTTCATGACAATTATTAGCGTATTAATTACAATTCTATTCGCAATCTTCTTTTTGGAGCTTTATCGCCGGGGTATTAACTGGGCGCATAAATTTCTTACCAAACGCGCTGTTAAAAAGCAAATCCATGTAACTGACGGTTACTGTATTCTTACCGTTCCGCCCAATGGTGAAGTTAAGCATTACTTAATACCCGATGAACATATGGCGCGTGAATCTTATAAAACGCAGATTAATCTTAATGAAGATAACGGCTCGTTTATCGCCCTTTTTTCAAAGGGGATTTTAATAGATAGTAACAAAGAAAGGGGGATTTCATAATGAATAAGCGATTTTTAGTTATTGGAAACTGGATTGACAAAGCGACAGGCGAACCCAAGTCAAACCTTGCTGAAATTAAGGAAGGCATAAACAAAGCGGGCGCAAGTTATCAAATTACCGACACCGATCAGACTATGACTTTAAATGATTGCCTTCCTGTTGGTACTATCAGGGAGTTTCAAATGGTTTCGGTTGACAGCTCGTCAAAGAAGTAGTGAGGTTGATATGACAACAGAAACACTCTTTGAAACGACCGAAACTACTGTAAGTAGCTTGACTTTTGAGAGTACAGAAACTTCTGCAAGCGTTTCATCGGCGACCGCCGAAACAATCGCGTACTCGTCCGTTGAGTCATCAACGCCCGATATTCCCGCCGATTCGGAAATTTTTACCTCTACTGCCGCACCGTGCGACACAAGTTTTACGTCATTTGAACTTTTTGAACCGCTTGATGTTGTTTTAACCACTGATTTAGAGCAAAAAATAGATACAATGCTACAACTGCAAACAGCCGCATTTGCTCTCGGATTAGTTATTCTTGCTTTTATAATCCTTTGGCGATTATTTAAGATATTTTTTTAAGAAAGGAGAACAAATAATCATGAAAAAAGTTAAAGACCAAAAGCCTAAAAAAAGCTTATTCGTTAAAAAACTGATAGTTGGTATTGTTTCCGCGGTAACTGTTGCAATTTTGACGATAGGTGTTTCAGCCGCTTCAAATCCTTATCAAATAGACTTCGGCACTCTTATTACCTCGGAAATGATAAGCGGTTTAACCGGAACACTTATGAGTGCATTGGGCGCATTACTCCCGATTGTAATTGTAGTGCTCGGTATTTACTTGGGAGTTGGTTTAGTCCGCCGACTTATCCGCTAAAATGCAGACACAGCCTTAGAAAGGGCAGGGGAGACTCTGCCCTTTACAGCTACCATGGTTAAAAAATCCCCTCAAAATGTGGGGTACGGTAAACAGCCCAAGGGCTGACGCGGCGAAATGCAGACGGTCTCTTTTTGTTACAAATTAGCACTGACCCCTGAGTCGCTCGGATTTGGTACATCTTATTAATTGAAGTCCATGACTTTGGCTGGCAGGTGCTATAACAATCACTGCTCATCAGCTATTTGCAAATCCCGCCCCGCAGGGCAGCCGTGCGGCAAGCACTCGCACTCGCAAGTGCGAAATCCCCCAAAGGAGCTCAAGGCAATGACAAAACGAACTCTTTTAAAATCGAAACTTCTCAAGCGTGGCATTGCAGTCATGCTTATACTTGTTTTTGCGTTTAGCCTTTCTTCAAGCGTTTTTGCAACCTTTCAAATGCCGACTTTATCCGAAACGGAAGCTTTTGGTTATATCAAAAGGGGAGCAGAACACGTAATAAAATGGGGCTTTGGTAACACGGTATATGAAATGCTGATTCCTGCGGGTGAGGAAATTTTGAAAATAGTAGACGGTGCGGGGTTGATTGTCGGCTCATACGCCGAAGTTTCTGCTTTAGCTTTAGAGGGACTTTTAAAAGTTGCTTTTGAAGTTGAATATTCTGACGCCGAAATCAGAATTGAAGATGGAATGATATCTATCTATTCCCGTACACGAATATCACCGATAATGACGAGTAATACCGGACCTGTACCATATAGAGTTTCTGCTTCGACAACATTTCCGGGGTTTCATCCGTTTCAAGCGTTTAATCCTAATACAACAACGGGATGGTTATCACAAACAGGAAGATTTCCATTTCCAAGCGCTATTGGCAATGAATGGATAAAAGTTGATTTAGCAGAACAACGGCTTGCAAATAGGTTTTCGCTTCAAAATTTGAGAAATGCAAATAGTTCATTATTAGCCGCAGGTTCTTTTGTTGATTTTATATTACAAGGTTCAAATGATGACAGTACATGGTCTGATTTGCACGTTGTAACAGGAAGAAATCATTTAAATAATAACCAATGGTCTACTTATGATGTAGATAACCCGTCTACTTACAGATATTACAGAGTTCTTATTAAAAAAATTTATCAAATAAACTCCGGTAGTACTAACGCTACTTTAGGACAACTAATCCTATGGGGAATGCCCGAAAATCCCGAATTAGTTTTCCCGCTTCCCCCCTCGCTCCGCAACCTCAACCCCGAAGATACCGTGAGAATGACAGTACAGCCCGATGAAACCATTACATTTGAAGTCAATCCCGATGGTGGTGGTAATGGTGGTAACGGCGGCGGAAATATTAACATTGATTTATCGGAAATTCTTAGACTTTTGCGGGAAATCCGTGACGGGATAATCGCCTTACCGGGTGGGCTTTTCAATTATGTTGACCGTGTTTTTTGGGGGAATTTCTACCACGAGGGCGAGTTGCGCTCGTTTTGGTGGCTCATATCGACTCAATTTTCACATATTTTCGATATTTTACGTCACCTTGGCGGTGAAATTTACAGTGCCGACAGACGTTTTTTTGAAATCGTGGAGAGCATTGAAAAAGCTCTTGTCAGTCAAGATGGTGTTAGAACGATTTGGCATTTACTTGAGCAAATAAGAAATTTACTTTTAGATATTTCAGTAGACCTTGGCGGACGTGGTAATGATTTTTTGCTTTGGCAACGTATAGAGGATATTCAAAATCATTTGCGGGTGATTGCTGAAAGTTTTGAAAATGTTGATATTGATGATAATATATCAATAGATGAACCTGATTTCAATAACAAGCATAACAAATTTATTGAAGAATTAGAAGATTATTTTAATAAAATGAATCCTCAAGCAAGATTTAGAACTAATTTTCTTGATTTACGTTATGAATTAGATGAAAAATTTATTTTTTTAAACATAATTAATGATGAATTTGAGCAGTTATTTGATGTTATTCAAGGAGTAGAAAAGTCAGAAAATTACGAGGAATTTCAAGAAGTTCTTTCATTAATTCTTTATGATTGTTATGTTGATTATTATGAAAATTCAGAATTTAATTTTATTGAAATTTCTTCTTTTTCTGTTGCTCCCGGTAACCCTAATCCTTGTGATTATGGCGTTTGCGGTCATGATGTTTGCCCCGAAGAACCTGATACACCACCTAATCAATATCCACCAGTCGAATATGATGAAAGTATGTTTTTTATTAACTTTTATGATAAATTCGGCGATTGGGATTTTGTTACGTTTTTAATAGGTGTTTTAAATAATAATACCTATACCGGAGTAGCACCAATAACACTTATTAGGTTTACTATTGTGTTTTTTGCTTATTTTGGTTTTGGCATTAAAGTATTACGTATGATACCAAAAATTATAGGAGGTTTTCATTAATGATTTTTGTAATAATTATACAGACTTTGTTTAAATATTTTGGAAGTTTTATAGTAAAAATTATTTCAAATTTATTTGATTTTATTATTTCTATATTACCAAATATTCTTACGATATTAAGTGTTTTGGTTGGTCTTATAATTGAATATATTCTTAATTTTTTCTTCTTTATACCTCGGTTAATGATTTATTCTCTTCCTAATTTAGCTATTTTTATTTTACCACCGGATTTGAAAGAACATGGTTATCGACTTGTCTATTTATCAATTTCGATTTTCCCTTATGCTGAATTACTACCTTTAATGATATTGTCTATAACATTAATGTTTGCAAAAGTTATTGTAGCTATTTTAATGAGGTTAAAGTCATTTATCCCGACAATGGGAGCTTAGAAAGGAATCGTTTATTATGGATTGGTCATTCACAATCGCATTTTACAAAACAATACTACAAATTTCAGCCCCGTTTCTCGGTTCATGCCTTGTATGGTACATCTACTTCCGTTTCATCGGCGAGCGTGATGAAAACGGAGTCCGCCAAAAGCTCATAAAAAAGCAGGGTAAATTTTTTAGTCTTTATTCCTTTTTCTTTCCTCATGGTTGCCCTTTTAAACGCCTTTTGGTGGACTTCCCCCGACAGCTTGTCAAGGATTACTTAACATTTGACCCCGATTACTTCCGGGAATTCGGCGTACACGTCATTGCGGGAATGCAGGGGGCGGGGAAAACGGTTACCGCTGTTTACATGATGTTATGGCTTAAAGCCAAGTATCCTAAGCTTGAAATTAAGACTAACATGGAGTACAAGTACCAAGACGCGCCTATCAACGACTGGAAAGATATGCTTTGCGATGGTAACGGCATTTATGGGCAAATCCTCTTTATAGACGAGCTTCAAAATTGGTTTTGTTCCAACCAAAGCAAGGATTTTCCCGTTGAAATGCTGACAAATCTTACGCAACAACGCAAAGAAAAACGCATGATACTTGCAACAAGTCAAGTTTTTACACGGGTTGCCAAGCCGATTCGTGAACAAACATACTTTTTATACCAACCGTTCACAATATTTGGTTGTCTGACCGTTGTACCTAAATTCCGTGTTGACATTAAAGCGGATTCGGGAAACCCCGATAAAAAGCGGTTTAGGGGATTGTTTTTCTTTGTTCATAATGAAGAATTAAGAGAAAGTTTTGATACTTACCACAAAATTGAGCGATTGGCGAAAGGTGTTGACAAGTTCAAGCCGAGCACGGAGCAACCCTCCAACAGTCGGTTTAATAATGCTAATTAGTGGTAAACTTTAATTTTTTTTTGGCGGCGGCGTTTCGCCGTACCCACCCCGGCTAACAGGTGGGTACTATCTACATCAGTAATCCTTAACAAATCCAGTAATAATCAACGAAAGGGGGCTATATTTTTTTGTATGAAACCATACGGAATTATTTTATATGATTGGCTTAGTTTTACTGCAGAATATATTACTCCTGAAAACATGATGTACTGGCTTGGTCTTGAAGATTTAGAATTCACAATTGTTGAGAAAAAAGCTCACGGTTACAAAAAACGCTATTATTTTGACGGTATTAACATTCATTTCGACAACCCAAAAGACGAGCATAGGATTTGGGTTGAGATGTCGGGACAGGGTTGCAGGGCATTTGATGAATTCAGCAAATTAGATTGGCTTTCCTTATTCAAAAAACTTCAAGAACCCTATTATTATCAGTTTTTCGCTTACAAATGTCATGTTACACGCCTTGATGTTGCTTACGATGACAAAAATTACAAAGATAAAGACGGACTTCTTGACATTGACAGAATTTTCAAAGAGACCGACAAAGAAAATTACATCAGTCCCACGACCGCCCGAAAGTGCATTTCATCTGACAAAGGTCGTACCGTTGAAATTGGCGCGAAGTCTTCTGAAATAATGTTCAGAATCTATGACAAAGCAAGGGAACGTAATCTTGATGAAGATGAAATTCCGCATTGGATTCGATTTGAAATGCAACTTCGGCGTGAACGTGCAAACGAATTTATCAAAAATCTGTTATCCGGCTACACAATTGGCGAGCTTTTCGCAGGCGTTTGCCGTAATTACTTAAATTACGTACACCCAAGCAAGACAGAATCCAATAAAAGTCGTTGGGAAATTCAGCGTTGGTGGGCTAAATTTACTAAAAATGCTTCCAAAATATCATTGTGGACTGCCAAAACCACTGATTACAACATGAAAAAAGCTGAAAAACACGTCTACCGACAGAACGGTAACGCCATTGACACTCTAATCAAAGTCAAAGGTTTTGAACGTTTCTACAGTGAATTACAGAAAAACAAACCCGAAAAAGTCAGCGAAAAATATCAATCCTTAATCGCCGAGTACGGCAAATACGAGCCGCCGAAACAAGAAAACCGCCCGAAAGTAGTCGAAAAGCCTGTGTATATGTACCGTTGTGACATTTGCGGTTTATTCAAGCCGGAATTCGACTTTACTGTACATCACAGAGCCACCGGAGCGGGAAAATGTAGTGAATGCCTATGTATAACAACAAAATAACCCGCAAGCTTGACAGTCGGGGTCGGTTCTGCATTCCCAAGAACATACGAGAAGTCTACGAGCTTGAAACTGCCGAAATTGAGGTTTTTACCGAAAACGACCTAATCATAATTCGCAAAGTCATTCCCGATGAACCGCTCCCGCGCCAACGGACTCGCGAAACTTCTCACTGTAACTTTTGTATTTGTTCAAGCTGTAACGGGTTCGGTTGCCCGTGGGTAGACAAAGTTTACCGCTACAATCTAAACAATTATTTGTACAATCGCTGTTCCAAATGCGTTAAAAAAGGCTTGGAGAAGATTCACGACTGCGATTTTTACACCGCAAAAAAGCGCGTAAAGTTTTATTACAAGCGTAAAATTGCGGTTAAAAGTAAATATGATGTGGTTTTGGAAGAGTTACAAGAGTTGAAGAAATTGGTTAGGGGCTTGTGAAATTCCCATTTAATTTCGTATAATTGATATTATATATATCCAAATGGGAGTAATTTTGTGCAAAATTACAACTAATTTTAATTAAGAACCTTTTTCAGCAGTCGCACGGTGGAGTTCATCACAGGCTGATGTACTCTTAAGCTTAAAATCCACATTTAAAAATCCGCATGGTTAAGCCATTCTTAAAATACAATGTTTTATAGTCAAAATGCACAAAAACGTAAAAATCACTCAACCTTTAACGGCATTATTCCCAACACAAGAACGCATCCGCCGTAAGCGGGAAGCGCAGCCCCGCACGGCGGAGCGTATTGGATTGGATTAATGGGTTAGGGTTTGGGTGATTTTGGTTTCAAGTTCATTTTCTGTCCATTGTCTAAAATGGAGTATTGGCAACCCTACTTGTTTAAAAATCTTATCTACAAATTCATCACGCTTTTGTCTGCTCGGTCTGTCGTGAGTATAGTCGTCTACCTCAATCAACAAAACAGGCTTAGTCACTCTGCAAAGGATAAAATCAACGTGTTTTGCTTTTATATAATTGAACCACCTCATATATTCGGGGTGGTTTTTTGGTACATATACAAGGTCTGCAAGTCGCATTTTAATGAAAATATTCAATCCAAGTTTGTTGGCAATCGGAATTAATGACTTGCAAAATTTATTTTCTTTTTCGCTCATAACGCTATCAACGAGTATGTACGGGAACTTTTCTTCTTGTTGTATTTCTTGAATTTCGCTTATTGGCTCAATTTCATGTTTTATTTGTAAATCGTTATTGTTTTTCTTTTTTGTACCCGTAAGTATAGCTATTACTATCAGTAATACAAATAAACCGCCAACTATAATATATTCCATGATGTCACTTCCTTAAATTTTAATAATTTGTTAACTATTTGAGAGAGTTTTTATTCTGCAACGCCTTTGTACAAAAATGAAAGTCCTATAATCGCTACATAAATCCCT